GGACTGGGGTGTCCTCTGGGTTCCTTGGACGCTCTGCTCGCGGTACAATCGCCGCTCCAACAGCATCACAAACCGACGACGTACTAGTCGCGTACCAAGCCTTTGGCTACGGAGCCACTGCCTATTCGTCCGGTGCAGCAGGAAGCATACTCATTCGCGCCGGGGGAAATTGGACCGACGCAAGCTATCCCACTTACATCGGGCTTTACACGGTGCCGAGTGGCAGTACTACGCTTACGGAGCGTCTACGCGTGGCTGCAGATGGCACTCTGCAACATTTCGGCACATCCAGCGGCACTGTCACGCTTGCCGCGCAAGCAGCTGCGGGCACTCCCACGCTGACGTGGCCTACAGGGAGTGGAACGTTTGCGGTCACAGCATCCTCTCCGCTGGTCCTGAGCGCTACCACTGGTGCGCTGACCTGTACAACCTGCGGCGTAACCGGGACCGGGCTGAGTCAGTTCGCCTCTACAACCTCCGCACAGCTCGCCGGCGTTATCTCCGACGAGACGGGAACCGGTGCCCTTGTCTTCGGCACATCCCCCACGTTCACCACCGCGATGACTGTTCCGCTGATCTTCGGCGGCACAGGGGCGACAGACACGCTTACCCTCCGCTCAACGACCGGCGCAGGCGGCTCGACCGACAAGATCAACTTCCAGGTCGGCAACAACGGCGCGACGAACGCGGGGAATATCTACGGGACTGGACGGTGGAACGTTGGTGCTACCGATGTTGCACCAGATGTTCTATTAACTGTGATGGCCAACACCGCGGCCACCGTCGCGCCAATTGCCGGGACGCATTTGCACGTTGTTGGTGCCGATGCCGCAACAACGCGTATTTTGCTGGACAACTTTGGCTCCGCAAATGTCTTCAACGCTCGCCACGCGAGCGGCACGCTTGCGAGCAAAACTGCAACCGCAAATGCTTCAACGATGTTCGCATTTGGCGTTGCTGGCTGGGATGGAACAAGTGCTTACTACGACACTGCCTCTATCAACTTCACTTCAACCCAAACATTCTCGACGACGCTTGGAGGCAGCCAGATCTCGTTCCATGTAACCCCCAATGGATCTCACACAATTGCGCAAGCTATGACGCTTCAGAATAGTGGCGGTCTATCCGTTGGATCAACGACCGACCCAGGCATCGGCGTTATCATGGCCAACGTTGGCTTTCGCGCAGGAGCCAACTCTGGACAATCTGTAACCACAACGGTGCGGGCATCGGGCGGCGCTGCGGACTGCACGCTGATCTTCACTGGCGGACTTAAGACAGGTGGAACATGCTGATCAGGATCATTCTCTGCACCGCCGCGCTGATCTTCCCAGCCCTTGCCCAGCAACCCTCCCCACTCGAGCGTGCACTGAGTGACAAGTTGCTGCAAGAGATCAACGTAAGCGTGCAATGCAGCGCGGCCCTCATCACCACGCAAGAGAAGCTCAAGGACGCAGAAAAGGAGAAAGCGAAATGATCCACTTCTTCCTCGCCTGCCTTGTGATAATCCGCAACAACCCACACCACATTGGGTATAGCTGATGATAGAAAACCTCGTCACCCACCTCGCTAACCTTGCCTATCTTCTCGACTACTTCGACCGGCACGGGAGTGAGCGGAATAAGTGGGTCATCCGTGAGTTCGAAGAGGGCAACGCAAGGTTGCTCGAAGCACTGAAGGAGAAATTTGATGAAACAAGGACGCGCGACGTACGACCGAGTGACCGGGACGAAGACCGAGCCGAACTCCCGCGCCGTGTCACCGGGCGGAGTGGACCAGCTCGGCCAGAAGGTGGGGACACCGGGAGCGGTGGAACCGTTGTACCAAGGCCGCGGGCTTGAAGCCCCGATGCGATCGCAGGTTACGCATAAATCCGGCAGCCAGGGGAGACACTGATGGCAGACGTGAACACGAAGGAAGTTGACTTCGCGCGAGTGCAGGCGCTGCTTGCGGTGGTGGAGAAGGTGTCCACCGTTGCGCCGACTATGGTCTACCTCACCAGCGCAGCGATGACAGAACTCCGCAAGATCAACGATGCGATTGCGGAGGCCTCGCGTGTGGGTCAGGAAGTCCCTCCGCAAGCCCCGCTCACCGATGCCGATCCGACCGAGCCGAGGCCGGATGAAGAGCTTCAACACAAGCTCGAACTTCCGCACGAGTACCGCAAGTTCGACGAAGGCAATGAACGGAGGCGATGATGGCAGAGATCCTCGACGAATACGGACGTGACTCGCATCAACCGCAAGCTCCCCGTGCGACCAACGGCGGCTGCTGCGATCCGAAGGACCTCCCCTACTCTCCACCCGTCGGCCCTAGTGGCCAGATGCGCGAGGGCCCGGGACTGGGCGGGATCAACCACGGCGTTTGCGGAACGCAGGGGCGACACTAATGACATCGACCGTCGACATTGTGAACCGGGCCTTGCAGTCGTTCGGGACAAGGACGACGGTCACTTCTGCGGAGCTTGCGAATAACACGACCAACGAAGCGATCCAGGCCAACCTCGTCCTAACCAACACTCGGGACGATCTACTCCGGATGGCTCCGTGGGATTGTGCGATGAACACCGCCAATCTCACGTACATCACCTCCGCACCAGGAACGCCGGAGAATACCAGCGCCGCAACCACGCTATGGGCGAAGGGGCAGCCTGCGCCACCGTGGGCGTATGAATACCAGTACCCAGTAGACTGCCTCCGTGCCTGCTTCATTATCCCCGCAACGCAGACTGGCTTCTCTGGCGGAATACCAATCACCACCGCAGTCACCGGCGGCGCTGCGCAGTTCTGGCAAGGGCCGCCGGTGCGATTTAAGGTTACGGTGGATCAGTTCTACATGGTAACTGGTGTTGCGGTCTCCAACGGTGGCACTGGCTACGCCGTAACCGATCGTATCACCCTTGCCACAGTGCCAACTGTTGCGGGCACTACAAGCCGCATCGGCACATTCCTGGCTGGGGCTCCGCAAGGTGCGGGAGCTGTGTTGGAAGTTACCGCAGTTGGCGGTGGAGGTGCAATCACAGCTGCGTCGGTAGTAAATCTAATCGCTGGCGCGGCTACGCCCTCCGGAGGCAGTTACTTCTATCTTCCCTCAGCAAACTCGTCACAAGATTCCACGTCGGGTAGTGGCACTGGTGCGGTATTTATTCTGAGCTTTGGCGTTACGCCTGTTGATCAGCGGGTCATTCTCACCAACCAAGAGTTCGCTACTCTAGCCTATGTAAAGCAGGTCACCGACCCGAACGTGATGGACACGTTGTTCCAAAGCGCCTGGATACAGTGGCTCGGTGCGAACCTCTGCAACGCACTGACTGGCGATAAGCAACTCGCCAACATGTGCATCCAGCTTGCGAACCGGGACATTGAGGAGGCGCGGAAGGCAGATGGGAATGAAGGATTGACGATTAACGATGTAACGCCAGATTGGATCCGCACCCGCGGGATCAACTGGACTGAATACTCCAGCGGACCTTATTCCAACTTCGACTGGGGCGGATTGCTTCCGCTGTTCTAGGAGCTTTGCTTTGTCGCAGCCACGGATACAGTCCTCGTTCAACAGCGGTGAGTGGGCGCCGAACCTCTACGCGCGCGTAGACATTGAGAAGTACCGCTCCGCAGCGGCGCTGTTGAAGAACTTCTTCGTGGACTACCGCGGTGGCGCAAGCACGCGGCCGGGGACGAAGTACATCTTGCGTTGTTACAGCGACTCCACTGCGGTCCGCCTAATCCCCTTCCAAGCCAGCTTTACGGTCAGCTACGTTCTCGAGTTCGGACAGAACTACGTTCGATTCTTCAACAACGGTGCGCCGGTGCTTGAAGGCACCAACGCCATCACTGGCGCAACCCAAGCTAACCCTTGCGTCGTCTCGGTCGTAAACACCTACACAGTCGGTGACTGGGTTTACATCACCAGCGTTGGTGGGATGACGGAGCTGAACGGACATTATTACATAATCACCGCACGGACCGCGGGCACGATCACCCTTGCCTTCACCACTGGGGTTGCGGTTAACTCAACCACATTCACCGCATACACCGCAGGCGGCACGGTACAGCGGGTTTACCGTATCTCTTCCCCCTACGCAGCTGCGGACCTTGCTACGTTGAAGTTTGTGCAGAACGTCAACTCGATGATCCTGACGCACACAAACTACGCTCCGTACGTGCTGACGCTCAACTCCGCAACCAACTGGACCCTCACCCCGATCATCTTCGGATCTACAGTCGGCACACCTACCGGCACCGCAGCGGCCACCTCCCTTGCCGCGGGCACCGTGCATTACTCCTACATCGTCACCGCCTCCGACCAAGCCGGGCAAGAGAGCGGACCTAGTGCTGCGGCAACCCTCGCCAATATCCAAGACATCCGGAGCGTTGCGGGCACGAACACGATCACCTGGAACGCAGTCACCGGCGCCGCAAGCTACAACGTGTACCGCGCGGAGCTTAGCTACGGCGCAGCGGTGCCGAGTGGCGCAAGCTACGGCTTCATCGGCAACGCAACCGGGACCACGTTCAAAGACAGCAACATCGCGCCGGACTTCTCTGTCACGCCGCCGGTTACCCAGAACCCATTCAGCGGCGCGAGTGTTATCGGCACAACCATCACCGCTGGAGGAACGTACACCGTAACTCCAACCGTCACCTTCGCAGCCCCAGGTGGTAGTGGACACACTGCGGTCGGTGTCGCGATCATGACAAACACAGCCGTCGCCGTCGCTGGCGGTGGCGGTGGATACGCAGTCGGCAACACGCTTGGTATCGGGGGTACGGCGTACTGGTCAATCACCGCGGTTGGCGGTGGCGGTGTTGTGACCGGTGTGCAGCTGATTGGTGGTAGCACACCGCCGTTGGTGATCTCAGGCTCAGTTCCCACCAACCCTATCTCCACCACAACCAGCGGAGCGGGTGCGGGCTGCACGCTTAACCTGACTTGGGTTGTGTCTGGCATCTTGCTGTCTAGCGGAGGTGACGGATACCTCTCCGCACCCGCAATCACCTTCTCCGCAGGCGCAGCTGCCGCAACCGCGCTGCTCGGCACTGCGTCGAATGGCAATCCATCCACTTGCGGGTTTATCAACCAACGCCTCGTCCTCGCAGGGCCGTCAGGCAATCCGCAACAGTTCAACATGTCCAAGCCTGGAGCGTACTTCAACTACGACATCT